TCTGGGAGTCATCACAACCTTTATATCCACTATAAGGAATAACCTTATTTCTCTTCATGTGTGGCACATTAGTCTAGAATTACTTAGACACGTATCTTAATAATTCCACTTTTTGTAATTGATTTCCAACTTATCACCTATAATCCCAAACATCATTCCTGTAAGTGGACTACATAATAAGGTTAGTATTCCAGCACCAACTCCAATACCCTCTGCTTGTTCACCTGTTGTCATCATTAAACTAGGGAATATTAAGTATATTAAAAGTGGTATAGGTGCTAATATTATTGGAATCATAATCATATTTCCAAACCAAGTTTTTGCTAAGAAAAACCAAAATGGGTAAATTATTGTAAATAATATTTTCTTCATTTTTATTGTTGTATTTATTGATAGACTTTTTCACATTAATAGATATAAAATTAAGAGTACTATGACACTGTGGCACATGACATGTTTCCCTTCTATTCGTGCAAGGTTTAATTATACGTTGTGTACAGTACTCTTAATGGTTAATAATAAAAAGCTTAGTTACACTAACTTAGCAGGAATGCCCTGTACTTTTATAAATTTGTAGTTTTAATACCTGACTATAGCAAAGGTTTGTATTAAATAAATAGATACTTATCCAAGCCTGTAATTTGGCAGTTAAAGAGGAGTTTTATCTAAACTACAAGATGTTTCAACTTTTGTTTATACACGTTTAAGTCATATCATCAGATTGTCTTCGTGTTATTTATGCCTTTTAGCTATTTATTAAATAGAGATTTTCTCTAATTTTATCTTTTTATTCAAATGTTTTGTATTCAACTGTATCACCTTTAAGCTAGAGTAAAGGGTGATATGGTGGTCTAGCGTGAGCCATGTAAATAAAGAGAGATGTAGACTTGCTACACCTCTCCTATTGTTTACTCTACTGCACCTTCAATCTCTAGTGATGCTGAACCTAATTGATCCATCAATGGTTTAAGCTCTAATAAGCTAACCTCACTAATAACTGAAGTTCTTACTTGGTCTGTACCTTCATACTCTTCTGTCACATTTCGACATAAGTATGCTTTGTTGGTAATTAGACCTTCTCTCTGGAACATAGTACCATTTATGATAGTGCCTGTGGCTCTACCTGCTAACACTTCACCGATGTATGGCATATTACCATTTTTATCAGATTCGAATTTAGTACTGTTGACTTCTTGAAATTTTGCTATGAACATATTACATTTGTTTTAAATTGTGATGTACTTAGTGGCGACATCACTTAACCATTTAGCTATTTATATATTATCCGACTGATTTTTATAGTGTTGAATTTGATGACGAAAGAGGGGTTTGGGGACTATCTCCCACTCATCAACCCTCTCTCTCATCTATCAACACTCAACTAATCATCATGTTTAACCTGTTGTATGCTAGAACATTATCTATTAAACCAATACTCCCACTGTATCATTGGTGCAAGCATTCCGCCCAATATAATAAGAATTCTAAAGTATGATTTCTTCGAGCGAAGCGAGAAGCTATGTAGTATTACTCTAGTTCACCAGTTGACTGGTTGACTGATAGAATTGATGTATTCTATGTCGGGGTCATGGTACATTTAATGTATTCTATTGCTGGTCCATTTGAGATAGTGACGTATTCTAGGTAGGGGACATTTTAAGAGTGTTGGGTTAATGTGTTTTACTTGTAAAACCATTAATCTTTAAAATTCATTTGCTTGCAAATGTTTCCTTTTGTGCGTCAAGTGAGCATGAGTAAAATAGTTACCAACGCAGTTGGTACAATTACATAAAGAAAAGAGAACACCCGAAGGTGCTCTCAATAATCTTACTCAGGTGACTCTACGTTAAGTACAGCTTCGCCTAGTTGAGTCCTCAATGGTTGAAGCTCAAGCAACGATACCTCAGAGATGATACGAGTCTGAACGTTGTCAGGATACTCATCATCAATAACGTTTTGACACATGTAAACCCTGTTTTCATGCAGGTTTTCACGTTGGAACATAGTACCGTTATAGATAGTACCTGTTGCAGTACCCGCTAATACTTCGCCAATAAAAGGCATGTTACCGTTTTTGTCTGCTTTAAACTTGTCAGAGTTTACTTGTTGGAATTTTGCTAAGAACATAATAATAAAAATTTAATGCACTCCATTGATATGGCTGAAATGCTTGCCATTGTGGGAACATTCCCAAAATATAATACGAATAATAAAGTTTGATTTCAATTTGCTTGCAAATTGCTTTTCATCTTGATAGAGAGCTAGGCTATCAACCTAACTCCCAATCTACTTTTTTAATATCTACTGTTATCTCCTACGTGACCACAATCACACTTGTAGTTTCTAAAACTTTCATCATTAGAATTAAGATTATAAACAGGCTCACCAAAGTTTTTACATACCTCTTTCAATTCTAATAATGGAATAGAAACTAAAGGTCTAACTTGTGGTCTGTTAAATGCGTCAACATAATTAGTACATAAGTAAATCATGTTTTCAGTAAACTTTCCTTTCTGGAATAGAGTACCATTTACAATATAGGCATTAGCTGTTCCAGCTAATACTTCTGTTCTTAATGGTAATATACCATTAACGTCGAGAGGTGCAGATGCACTATCGATTGTGCTAAACTTAGCAATAAATAATTTCATAACGATTGGATTATGTTATATGGTATAATCTCTTTATACCCAAAATATAATATGAGTATTAAGTTATATTTCAATTTGTTTACAAATTGCTTTTAACCATGGTGTTGGTTACCATGTGTACACTAGTAGTGTCATAGGTAACCAAGCCAATGATAATATTACAAATACACCCAATAATGCAAAGAATGTTTCAGTCTTACTGAAGCTCTCTTGATTAGGATACATAAACATGTTAATCTCTTTAATAAACTTTTTCATCTTGATTGTGTTTTAAGTTATGTTGTAAAGCAGATGCATTAGTCACCCAATTATGTTAAGGGCGTACATTCCCTCTCCTTTCTGTTTGTCTCCTCTCGTAGGTAGATTAAGCAGTAGCTACGACTAGCCTTGCACAACTCAGAAATGTCTCACAGCTGATGCCGTGTATAAACATAATTGGATGACAGGTACAAAAGAGTACCCTACATCCCAAAATATAAAAAGAGTAGGGGATGAAGTTGGATTTATCTCCCACTCAACTATCTGTAATCAAAAAAAAAAAAAAAAAAAAATTTTTTCGTATCTTATCGGCATAAGTGTAAAACCAAAATAATCTTTTCACTTCGAACCCACTCTCTGAATGATTCACCCACATAACAGGTAAAGTGATTTAATAGTTTCATACATAATATTCCTAAATTTTGGAATAAAGAAAATTATTCCTATATTGCAGCATGGAAGAAGAAGGCTTTAAAAACCCAGTTAAGATAACTAATGCTTTCGCATACATTACTGCTAAACTTCTAGATCATCATAAAGACAAGAGCTTGTCTGATATGCTTAACATTATAGAAGGTGGTGAAGAGAAAGAACTTAAGTATTCTGGAAAAAAGTTTAAGCCAAGATCTAAAGAATTTATGAAGAAATGAATTGGAAACAATATCTGATAAATAAAGGATACATCTACTCAGAACTTAATGATGATTACAGGAAAGGATTAGGCTGGGGAAAGAGCGTGAAAGTATGGATGTTTATGAAAGGACTCTTTATAATTGAGAAAGATAATAAAGTAATATATAGGGATTTTCCTGAATCCTTCGAACGATTTAAAACAATAATAGATGGGGTCGACAAGTGATAAAACAATGGAATTTGAAATGAAAAATATAAATGAAGCAACGTCAGAATATTTAAGCAAAGCAACGTTGTCAGGATATTTAAGCACGGCAATAGATAATCAAACAGGTACACTGCTAGCAATAAGGCCAGCAAATGATTTCCTGCATGAAAAGACTGAAGTTCAAATGAAAGATGAGATAGACTTTTACATGAACAAAGTCAAGGAGTTACGAGCACAACTTGAAGAAAAGCAAAAAAAATATAAAAAAAGAAAGCTAAAAGGCTTGCATGATTCGAAAAAATGATTATCTTTGGTGCTGTAACATAATGCAATGTTTTGAATTAACCAACTTAGACAAGCCCACTCAGAAATGATTGGGCTTTTCTTTCTTAAAAAGTAAAAGATTATGATAATGATTTATTTTATTGAAGCAATAATAGTATTGGGATTGATAATATTTCCATACTCACATAATAAAGGAGGAGCTGTTGAGTTTCAGTGGCTCAAAGGACTTGTGTTTGGAGTGAATACTGGATCAGTATGGTTTCAAGCAAAAGTAAATGATGAAACGGAACCACGAACTTTCAAGATGACAACATTCCAATTTCACTTAGCAATTTTTACAATATCTATTGTCTGGTCAGTAGAAAGACCTGATGCAATTATAGATGATAATGATGATATAGAAACCTTATAAAAGAGTACGAAAGTAAACTTTATGGTTTATAACGTATTCGGGTATGATTAGATTTTTAAAGGATAAATAGTATATAATGGAGTTAAATAAAGAAACATTAAAGAATTTAGAAGAAAATGTAGATGGAATGGTAGATAAGCACGTTTTTAACAAGGTATGGAGAAATGTAGTGATATCTTTGATAAACGAAATTAGGAGGTTAAGGGAAAAATACGAACAATCTTCTAACTAAATACGAATAAATAAAATTAAATATTATGTCATTTGGAAATGAAATAGGAAGAGAAATAGGAAAGCAATTGTTTAACAAATTACTAATACCATTTGCAATAGTGTTTGCAATAGGATTTGTACTTGGTGCTTGGTTGTTCTAATTAAATAGATAAATAATGAATGAAGCAAAAATATTTTTAGATAAAAAACAGGAAGAACACTTTAACAAGTTTGGTGTTTATGCTGATGTAAATAGCAAGATAGCTGAATGGATGCAAGAATATACTGATGAAGTAGTTAAAAAATTAACTATACCCGTTGTTGTGAGTAGTAAGCGTGATGAAACACTTGAACTTCTTGAAGAAATAATGACTAAAGTAAAAGATGCAGATAGTGAGGTTGAAAATGGTATATATGACCCAATGCTTGAATGTGCAAAACATATTTTAAATAATTACAAAATTGAACGTAGGTAGCTTATTGTTTACAACACAAAAATTATGGCAGAAGAAAATAAAATTTGCAAAAACAACGAACAACACGTAGTACATTATGATAAAAGCACCAAGCAAAAAGTATGTATGGTTTGTGGTGAGCAGTAGCAAAGCTCTTTTGAAAAGTTAACGAGCATCATAAATTGGTGATACACTTATTTGGATATGGCGAAACAATCAGCTATATTTGCACAACATAATTGTTGCAGTGTTTTAAGCAGTATAAAATCTGAAGCTAATTGATCTACACATATCAGTAGGGCACAGATGACTGCAGAGGTTAAAGCAACAATGTTTGAAATACACGGAAACCTATTAAACTATACGCTTGAAGTTGGGCTGGATAAGGAACAAGTAATTCCTCCTGAAATAACAGATGTTATCAGTCCTTGGCAACTCGAAAGAGTAACACTGCTTCACGGAAGGTTTAATGAAAACTGTTCCAGGGCACTCTTAACAGAGATGTCAAAGGGATTTGTGTATTCTTTTTAAAATAGATTTAGTAAGATTTAGTAAGGTTGTTAATAAATATTTGTCTCGTAAAATGCCAGTAATTAGTTTTATTGGCATTTTTTTTGTTTAAAATTTTGAATACTGAATGAAAAACCATACATTAGCCGAAAATATATAAACAATGGCTGATAAATCAGACACACCACTAGATCAGATTCCAACAGAAAAGGATCTGGAACAAATGAAACAAGACATTGAAGAGGCAGGGATGTCTATGGATCAAGTAGCAAAAGCAGTACGCATAGCTCCATCTAAAAGAGCTATTCTTCAGATGCCAAAAGATATTCTTTTAAAACATCACGCTCTAGTTGTACATAAAATCTCTTCCTTTTCCTCAACCCAACGAAGACTGATACAGGAAAGAGTTGCTTATGGAGTTTCAAAAGAAAGAATAAAACCTGAAGAGGTTGCCAAAGAAGTTAACAACTTAAACGCATTTATCCAAAGTGAAATCCATAAAGAACTAAAAAATGCTGATATTCAGTCTGAGATCAAAGATTAATCTTGAAAACTCTCTTGTGTCAATACTAGACACAGCAAAACTTAGAGAAGAAAATGCTATTGTCATTATGACAGATAGGAAACATCACATGACAGTATTTGATTTCTTCTTAAATCACAAAGCAATAAAAAAAATTAAATTCTCAGGAAGCACTTACTTTATAGTGAAGGACATGAGAATAGAATTAAAACCAATAGACTATTACTTATGATAAATAAAGCACTTAAAATAGCAGATGGCTGGAAGAATGTAGTTAAATCAAAACTAGGAGTTTCTTCCGAGCAAGATGAGAAAATATTCAAGGCACGTAGAGAGATATGTGACGCTTGTGTACATAAATCTAAAATGGACAGATGTTTAAAATGTGGATGTCCATTAGTAGCTAAAACAAGAAGTTTGAGGGAAGATAATGAATGCCCAATAGGACTATGGTAACAAAGAATAATAAAGTAAAGAAGATTGAATGGTTTAACGATTACAAAATTGCAATCGAATTTGAAAACGACATATTTTTTAGAAATGAAAAATTAATTTCTAACAATGGAATTATATTTAAAGTATGGAACGACACTCAATCTCCAGCAATACCATCAAGACTATACGTATTATCGGTTTGGTTCAAGGATGAGAATACAGGAAATAATATAATATTAACAGAAGAAATAATAAATGAATTAAAATCATTTAGTTTAATATAAAACAATTAGGAATAAATGACAAATACTAAATACGATTTAGACGCTAGGGATGCAATCAAACGAGGAGTTGACAAACTAGCAAACGCAGTTAAGATAACATTGGGACCAAAGGGTAGTAATGTAATAATTGGTAGAGTAAATGGAGAAGATCCACAAGTAACCAAAGATGGTGTAACAGTAGCGAAGGAGTTTGAATTAGAAGATGAGTTCGAGAACATGGGAGCCACAGTAGTTAAGAGAGTGTCAGAGAAATCTAATGATTTAGCTGGTGACGGAACTACAACTGCAACAGTATTAACTCAAGCAATTCTTGAAGAAGGATTAAAACTTGTAGCCGCAGGTTATAATCCACATGAAATCAAGAGAGGTATAGATAAGGCAACAGAAGTAATAGTAGCAGAGCTCAATAGTTCTGCTATTCCCGTTTCATACGATGATGAGAGAATCAAACAGATAGCAACTATTAGTGCAAACAATGATACCAAGGTTGGTGATATTGTGGCTAAAGCATTTCTGCAGGTAGGAAATAATGGAGCTGTAAGTGTTGAGGAAGGTGCTGGATTTGAAACCAAGCTACATAAAGTTGACGGATTACAGTTTGATCGTGGATTAATCTCAACTTATTTCTCTACTTCACCCACAGAAGCATCTTGTACATTAAGAAACCCTGCAATCATGGTTGTAGATGGTAAATTAACAACGACTGAGCAGGTAATGGCTGTACTAGGGCCGTTAATAAGAACTGGAACTCCATTACTATTAATAGCAGAAGATGTTACTGGATTAGCGTTGTCTACCCTTGTATTAAACAAGTTAAAAGGTGGTCATCAGATAGCAGCAGTAAAAGCACCTGGATTTGGTAAGATGAGAAGTAACTATTTAAAGGATATAGCAGCAATAGTCGGTGCACAGGTAATTCCTGCAGATAGGACACATGAAGCTGAAGAAGAATTCCATGAGCAATTGCTTGGTACTGCAACTTCAGTGAAGGTGGAACAATTAAGTACCGTAATAATGGGCGGGAAGAGGAGCGAAGAAAGAGTTGAGGCTAGAATAGCTGAAATCGAAAAGAAGATAGCTGAAGGTGGAATAACTAAATTTGAGATAGGAAAACTTGAAGAAAGAAAGGCAAAACTAGGCGGAGGTGTATCAGTAATCGAAGTTGGTGCAAAGTCAGAAGTTGAGATGAAAGAATTGAAAGATCGATATGATGATGCAAAAGAAGCTGTTGTAAGTGCTCTTGAAGAAGGAGTAGTTCTTGGTGGTGGAACAGCATTATTAAATTGCAAAAACTTGAAAGTGAATGTAGAAAATAACACAGATGAACATCACGGAGTATCGTTAATGAGAAAAGCAATTGAATCCCCATTCAGAACTATATGTGAAAACGCTAATGTAAGTGCAGATGTAAAAATAGATGGAGTCATATCAAGGCCAATTGGAACAGGATATAATGCAAAAACGGATGAATATGTTGAAATGCTTGATGCAGGAATACTAGATCCGAAGAAAGTAACGAGGATAGCCCTCGAAAGTGCCGCAAGTGTGGCAGGAACCTTATTAACCACCAGATGTGCGTTAATGACAACATAACATATATGAACAGCAAGGCGTTAAAAATAGAGGCAGAAAGACGAGAGTACTATAATAGAATGGCTCCGTTTCCAATATTTGATACAGAAATTATTAATGATATTAAAAAATTAAGCATGATAACAGCTAAAGACAACAGTAATCGACAACCAGTTACTTACTGCAAGACATGTCTCTCTATAAAAATCAAGACAGTTGATATTGAAGGATCTGAAGAAGGAATTGACTACTGCGTGACTTGTAGCAATACAGATATGGATACTACACATATTTCCGAATGGGAAGATATGTATGAAGAAAAATATGGAGAAAGATTCTTAACCTCAAGTAAGAATACTAAAAAAAAGTAAGATGACAATAAGGAAAATTTTGTCTTTAAAAGGCTGGAGTGGATGTGAATTAAATTGTGAATTCGAGGAAACAAATCTAAAGGCTTTAGAAGAAAAGGCTACTATTTTCCATAACACGATAGAGAGGGCAAATAAAACTCAGGTAGTAGGAGGTTATGTTATAGAAACATTAATTACCGGGATAGAAAAAGAAAATAATTACATCCTCCATGTCAAAATAAATTATTATGGGAGCAACAAATATGAACATAAAGAAAATAGCCACAGACAAAAAATCTATATTTAGATATTGGTTAGAATTTCTTAGACCTTACCACAAATTAAGAAATAAACAGATAGAAGCTCTCGCACTTATGTTGTATTACAGATATGAATTAAGTAGAGAAATTCACAATGAAAGTATGGTTTGTACAATTTTATTCTCTACCGAGACTAGAAATAAGATGAGAAAAGATCTTGATGATATGAGTCAAAAAGTATTTAATAACTTACTAACATCATTAAGAAAAAAGAAAGTATTATCTAAAAGCAATAAAATTAATCCAGTACTTATTCCAAAAATGAGTGAAAATGGATTTAAATTAATCTTTGATTTCGAAGTAAAGCAATGAAGTTAAGCAGGGCCGATAAAATAAAAGCAGAAGAATTAGCTGAAAAGTATGGAATTCCATTAGAGGAGGTTAAAAAAATTATAGTAGCTCCTTATGATTTTATACGCAAAACCACTAGTAAACTAGAATTTCCAGATGGATTATCAAGAGAAGAGTTTGATAAAATGAAAACAAATTTCATGATTCCAGCATTAGCTAAGATGCATGCTTCTTATTTCTTATACAATGAGATTCAGAAAAAAAAGAATAAAAAATAGGATAGAATTCTATTTATAGCTATATTAGCACTTTAATTACTAATTTAAAACAAAAATAAATGTCGAAAAAAAAGGTTAGTGCAGAAACACAACCCACTCAAGAAGGAAGTCAGCAACAAGCACTGTTTGTAACAACTCAATCTGTTTTAGAGGGTGTTCTTCAGTATTTAGGAAAGCAACCTTATTTAGAAGTTGCCCACATGATTGATGCGTTAAAGCAATCTAAACCATTTAATCCGCCTGTTAGACCAGGAGAAAAAGAAGACGAAGAATAATGGAAAAAGGAAATCTTAAAAATGGACAAGCATCTAAAGATCTTGTAATGCTAAAAAACCAGAAAGCTAGTGATGATGGCATTAAAGATTTCTTCATAGGTCGAGATAAGTCCAATAGAAAAACACAAGGTCTTGTTGAAGATACATCACAAGTTTTAGGAGAGGAAGTAGCCAAAAAACAAGACCTTTACGAGAAGTCACTAGAAATAAACAGTATTCCAAGTTATGTAAAACCAATTTATAGTGGAGTATTCTTGACAGCGAGAAGAAACAAGCTAGTTGAAAATGGAGTTTACTTACCAACAGCATCATTCGGGAAAGGATCTGATACCGACATGGATGTAGATTTTTCAGATAAACAAATAGTTTTAGCTTGTGGCCAACACGCTGAACAAGTAGCTCCAGGAATGGAAGTTGCCTTAAACATGGATAACTTTAAAAAGAGACTTGAAGGCAATATGGCTCAGAAGGTAAACAAAGAATTTACATACGAATTACCAATAGAGGTAATTGATGGAGTCGAATATATGTACATCTCAGAAAGAGATATTAAGTACGTATCTAACACAAACAAAATAACAATTAAAAACCCACAGTAAAATGAGTACATTAAAAGGAAATCTTTTAGAATTAGTAGATTCAACATTAGAACTTCTTAACGAAGCAGAACAAACGATTGAAGTTAGAGGAGCAATCAAATACGCTAAGCAAGTAAGAGGTTGTTTATCGCAATGCTCAGATGATATTGGATCAATAGGAGAAGTATTAACTGATAGTGCTGCAGATATGCAAAAAGGACTAATTTCTGACACTAATCCAAATGATGCTCCAAATGATAATCAAGATACATTAAAGGAAGAAGAAGAAGAATAAAATAAACTATCACAATGATTTGATATAGCCTCGTTTGACAGTGAGGCTATTTTGTTGTATATTGTCACAGAATTTTAAAATTAAATAAAACATGTTATTATTTTTAGGTGGATTAGTAATAGGAGCAATTGGCTTTTGGTTGATAGTAGATAACAACCCTGCAATTGCTGCTAAGCTAAAGACAGTCAAAAAGATTGTTAAAGACAAAATTGAAGAAGGTAATTAATTATCTTTAAAATCAAGGGTGACGAGCCGGGTGACTTATAAAAAGAGCCTGGCTACACCCAAAAGGTTTGATAGCTCAGTAGGTAGAGCACTAGATTAAAGATCTAGGTGTAATTGGTTCGAATCCAATTCAGACCACAAAAGAGGAAGAAATGAATTTATTTGAAATAGTAAACGATGTAGTGACATTTTCACCACAAGCTTTGCTTATCACACCATTTAAGAAAATATGGGATGCTGATGAGTCTAAGGAGAAGTTTGAAGCAACACGAATATTAGGCTTTATTTATTATATGGCTGATGAGAGAAGTGACTTCATGCACATATTAGATACAGACGAAAGGATTGAGGAGATTAAAAATTTTCTTGACATGCCTAAATCATTTACTGGTAAATCTAAAGATATAGTTAGAGCAGTTCATTATTATGAAAAGCTATCAGAAACTACAAGTACAAGATTACTTCAAAGTACTAGACTTGTACTTCAGAAAATATCAACATTCTTAGACAATATAGATCTCGATGAAAGAGATGACAGGACTAAAAAGCCTGTACATGATATTGGTAAGATTACGTCTTCAGTAGAAAAAATACCTAAGCTGGTGAAAGCTATCAATGAGATAGAGAAAGAGGTAATAAAGGAAAAGGAACTTAAAGCACAGAATGGTAACAAAACCAATGCTATGTTTGAAGACAGTGGAATCTAATGAGAAAGTTTAATGACAGACAGACAGAACTAACTGACGAACTCTTAGATAAACTTCCAAGAGAAGAAAGGCAAGACCTTTTGGATAGTATAGACTCTATCCAATTTATTCAAAATCTGGCACATCCAGATAGAAAATACTCACACGAACTCCCTAGATGGGACAATCCACTTTTACCCGATACTTCTGATGATCCTGATATGGATGTTAGAAAACCTGATCCTGATGGCAGGATAGCAGTTGATTTAACTAATCCACACATATTAACTGATATGGATTATTTTAGACCTGCAGCAATACACCATGAGAAGCACGGGTGCTACACAAAACTATTTCCAAATAAAAACAGAAACTCTGCCTACTTTAAGTTTTGGGCGGAGGAAGCAAGAAGATGTAGAGAAGGTTATGTAAGGGATTATGATGGTGAATGGATATCTGGTAATTATTATTTCCAGTTGAATTACGCACCATTACTTAGAGCTGAAATAAAACAGGGAACTAAACAGGCAGATAGATTAGAAGGATTTCCTTATGTCTATGATGCTGATTATTGGTTCTATCATTATATTGAGCAAGCAAGAGCAAGAGGTATGCACGGAGCCAACCTTAAACGAAGAGGTTGTGGTTATTCTGTAAAGGCTGCTGATATGCTTGGTAAAAACTTTGTCCTTGGTGACACATTAAAAGCAAAAGAAAAAGTAAAGTCATTTGCAATCGCGAATGAGAAAGAATATTTGATAAAGGATGGTATCCTAAATAAATTTGTGGGTGTAATCGATTGGTGTGCATCACAAACTCCATGGCCAAGAATGAGAACATTAAAAGACTCATTGAATGATATGCACTGGAGAATGGGATATAAAGATAACAGAACTGGTATTGAAAAAGGAATACTGAATGAAGTTATGGGAGTTACCTTAAAGAATGATCCTCAGAAAGCAAGGGGTAAAAGGGGAGCTCTAGTGCTTTGGGAAGAGGCTGGTAAGTTTGATGACTTCCTTACAGCATGGCAAGTTGCTAGACCATCTGTTGAAGAATCTGGATTTGCATTTGGATTTATGATGGCTGGTGGTACTGGTGGTGTTGAAGGTGGAGCATTCGAAGGTTTAGAAGAAATCTTTTACAATTCCTCTGGTTACAACATATACTCAATTCCTAATGTCTTTGATAGAAATACAAATGGAAAAGGTAAATGTGCATTCTTCTTTGGTACTTACTTGAATTTTAGAGGTAAGATGGATAAGAATGGTAACAGTGATGTTATCGGTGCAATGATTGAGATTAACAAGGAAAGATCTAAAGTAAAGTATGGGTCTTCTGACGTTAATACAATTGTTCAGAAAAAAGCAGAAGAGCCAATTACACCTCAAGAAGCTATCATGCGTACAGAGGGTACAGCATTTCCTGTGGCAGATCTTAGAGATTACCTTGAAGATATTATGCCAGAACTAGATAGATTTGTTGACAGCCATTGGGTTGGTAGCTTGTCTTACGGAGATGATGGATTAGTTAAATGGAATAATATAACAGATTCAGTTCCAATTAGAGAATTCCCATTCAGTGTGAAAGGTGGAAAGAATTCAGATGGATCAATAGAAATATTTGACATGCCTCACAAAGATAGAGATGGTAGAGTGTTTCAAAATAGATACATTGCAGGTATTGACCCTATTGATAATGATTACACAGTTGGTGGATCTCTCGCGTCAATAATTGTATTTGACTTATGGACAGATAAGATTGTTGCAGAATACACTGGTCGACCACAACTGGCTGATGAATTTTACGAAATATGTTTGAGACTGACTAAGTTTTATAATGCTCAAGCAAATTACGAGAATAACCTGAAAGGATTATTTTCTTATTTCTCGAACCACAATGAGCTCTACTTATTAGCTGACAGCCCTGAAATACTTAGAGATATGGATATAGTTAAAAGTAACTTATTCGGAAACAGGTCAAAAGGTACTCGTACAACTAAAGAGGTAATTGGATTAGGTAAGACATTGCAAAGACAATGGATGTTGTCTCCATTTGAAGAAGAAAGATATGATGAAGATTCTGGAGAAACCACAACAATGACGATACCTAACCTAAGAAGAATTAGATCTATTGGATACATCAAAGAATGTATTGCTTGGAATCCTGACATAAATACAGATAGGGTTTCTGCAATGGATATGGTAATGATCCTTAGAGAAGACAGAAAAAAATATACAAATGCTTTCGGTGAAGAAACAAAACCTAATGTAGATACTTTCTTTCACGATGATGAGTTTTTAGATGCTAATTGGCAGAAAGCAGTTGCAAAAATGAACATAAGTAATGACGATAGATTCAACGTCATTTAGCTATAAAGAGTAATATGAATAACTATAAAAATAAACTAAATTTGTTTAAGAAGATTTAAAAAATATGTCAGTAACAAAAAACTTTCCATCACAAAAGAAATCCTTTGCGTCCAAAGGTAAGAAATGGAGACAGTCACATTTAGACTGGGCAGATAACAATAGTTACCTAAACAATTCAGAGGTACGTAGAAAGAGAAAGAACAAAAGAATTAACCTTAACTTATACAATGGTAAGGCTGATGTTCGCGATATGAAGTTGATTCTCAATCCTGGTGGATTAGAAAGATTTTTTGTTCCAGATGCAATACAACACTATCCTATTATAACTCCTAGAATTAATGTTCTTGTGGGTGAAGAAAAAAGAAGGAAGTTTGATTGGTCAATAACAATTACAAATCCTGACACATTATCTAAAATTAAAGAAGATAAGAAAAGACTTGTTGAGAAGAAGTTAATGGAAATGTTACAGTCTGATGTTTCAGATGAAGAGCTTGAACAAGAATTACAAAAATACGGTGACTATATAAATTTTGACTATCAAGATTTACGCGAGAAAAGAGCAAATCTTTTAATGCGTCATTACATCAGTAAGTTAGACATGAAGATTACATTCCAGCAAGGATTCAAAGATGCCTTGATTATGGGAGAAGAAATCTACATGTTTGATATTGTTAATGGTGAAGTCACTTTTGAAAAATTAAATCCACTTAAAGTGCATACGCTACGTAGTGGATTCTCAAACAAAATTGAAGATTCTGATGTTATCGTAATTGATGACTTCTGGAGTCCAGGTAAAATACAAGATACCTTCTATAATGATTTGAATGAAATCGAAGTTAAGAAACTTGATGACACTCAATTTCATGGAACAAATACAAATCTTGATGGTGTAACTGAAGCAGTAGATGATGAGTTCGGATTAAAACTTCTCAATAGAGAGGGAATGGATACGTACATTGAATCTACTGGAATTTACAGCAATCAAGATCAGTATGGTAGAAATACATATACTGATGGCAATGGTAACATTCGTGTATTGAGAATGTTCTGGAAGAGCATGAAAAAGGTACTTAAAGTAACTTATTTCGATCAACTAGGTAAGCAGCAGACTAAATTTATGTCTGAAGATTACATAGTAAATAAAGAAATGGGTGAGACTTCTAAAGTATTATGGGTTCCTCAATGGTGGAAAGGTGTAAAGATTGGTCAAGATACCTATCTACAGATTAAGCCAAAAGAAATACAATATAATAAGTTAGACCAACCAAGTTTTAATTCATGTGGAATTATTGGTCAAGTATATAACTCAGGTGACGAAGAGGCAGTAACAATGGTTGACAGAGCTAAGCCATTCCAATACCTTTATGACATCTCATGGTACAGAGTAAATGAAGCATTAAGTAAATACTTAGGTGCTATCGTAGAATTAGATTTAGCAAAAGTTCCTACCGGTTGGTCAGTAACTAAGTGGTTGTACTTTGCACGTAAATCTGGTATCTCTGTTGTAGATAGTTTTAAAGAGGGCCAGAAAGGTATGGCAAAAGGAAGGTTAGCTGGATCAGTTGGAAATACTACTGGTAAAGTCCTTGAGCAAAGAATAGGTGATTTTATTCAAACTCATATTGATATGATGGAGTTCGCAAAAGCACAGATGGATGAGATCACTGGTGTTTCTAGGCAGCGTCTAGGGCAAGTCGAGAATAGGGAGACTGTCGGTGGTGTAGAAAGAGCAGTGTCTCAATCCAATCACATTACGGAAGAAATCTTTACATTACATGATTACTGTAAGAAAAGATGTTTCCAATTACTTATTGAAACTGCAAAAATAGCACTAAAAGGCAGGACTGTTAAGTTCTCTTATATTGCTGACGATATGACTCGTCAATTAGCAGAGATAGATGGTGATCAGTTTGCAGAAGAAGAATACGGACTAATGGTTTCTAATGATGATGAAATCAATAGAATGGAACAGAAGTTAGAAGGAATGGTTCAGTTAGGATTACAGAATCAAATGATGTCCTTCTCTACTGCAATCAAGATATACAATTCTCCATCAGTTAGAGAGATACAGAGACTTATCGAGAAAGATGAGCAACAAATGAAAGAATCTCAACAACAACAAGCTGAAGCTGAAAACAAAATGAACCAACAGAGAATGGAGCAAGAAGCTATTCAGAAGCAGCAAGAACAAAACTTAGACTTAGAAAAGTTTAACAAAGAAGATGAGACTAAAAGATATATTGCTGAACTTAATGCTGAAACTTCAAGAATTCAAAAAGAATCTGGAGATGAAGGTGTTGAAAATGATGAAGACTTCAAGAAGTTTGAGTCTGAGTTAGGTCTTAAGCGTGAAGCTTTAGCTAACGATATGAAAAAGCATAATGACAATATGGCTAGAAAAGATAAAGAGATAGCTATCAAAAAAAAGCAAGCTAACAAGACTAATACTTCTAAACAATGAAACAGACACAAAATCAATTTTATGGTAAAAAATCTGAGATGCCTCACAAGCTCCCTCCCGGTTCAACATATATTTGCTCTGATGAAGATTTAATTTATCACTCAAGAGAAGACGGAGTTCCAATTGCTTTTAAATTTTCTGAAGAAGAAGATATTTTACTAAAATCTAAAACAGGAACAACAATAGTATTTACAGAAGATGCTTTATATAATGAAATCACTTTTTTAACAAGTGGTAATTTAACATTAGATTTAACTGGTGCTATCAAGGGAACTGTTGTAAATGTTTATTGTGATAGATATATTCCAACAATAACTGGGACTAATTATATTTCATCTGGTGAAGCTGATGCAACAAAATTAAATATATTTTCTTTCTTTT